AGTCTTAGCCATATGACCAGGATACCAGTTGATTACACTTTTATTAACCCCACTATTTTTTTCTAAATTTTCCATAAAGATTCACTTCCTTTTTGTTTGTGAAATTTCATAGAATATTATATCACATTATCTTGCATTTTAAGATACCTTAATGCATCTTCATAATGATTTTTAAACTTAAATTGTATCTCTACTGTCTTATCATCATTAACAAATATGTTTTCTATTAATGAATCTACTATATTTCTATCTATTGTTTCTATATGTTCTAATTTTTTAAAATTATTAATCCAGTTTAAATTATAAGAATTAATTTTAGCTTTATTAAGTTCTTCTTTTTCTAAATTCAAACTATTTTTTTCCATTAAATATTTTTGTTTAAAGGAATCATAATCATCTTCAGAAATAATATCACACTTATAATCCTTTACTAATTCTTCCAACATTACTTCAACTCGTTTTATCTTTTTTTCTATCTCCATTAGTTTTAATTTTTTTAATTCCTCATTATAATCAATTTTTGAATATGATAAAACTTCATCAACTCTATCTTGCACATTACAAACTAGATCAATAAAATTATTTAATGAATTTTTTACAATTTCATCTAATTCACTTTCTAATATATAATGTTTATTACATTTTTTAGATTTAATATATGTACTGCAATAATAATAAGGTTGTTCTTTGTTACATTTTATTCTGGTTAATCTATATAAATTAGCACCACATTCTGAGCATTTTACAAAACCTGTATATTTATGAAATTTACCTTCTTTATTTACTTTAACATTTCTATTATATAGAATACTTTGAACTTGTTCATAAACATCTATATCAATTATAGCTTTATGACTGTTATCATAAATAATCCAATCATCTTCTGCTACTCTCACCATATTATGTGTTTTATGACTAATTCTTGTTCTTTTATTTTGAACTAAAGAACCTGTATATGTTTTATTCTTTAAAATAGAATCAATCATTTTAGTATTCCATCTACTGCTTATTTTACTAACAGTTATATCGTATTTGTTTTTCATATAAATACTTGGTGTAGTGATATTATTATTTTTTAAATATTGAATTATTTCTTGTTTACTATTTCCTTTAAGTGCTAAATCAAATATTTTTTTAACTACTACTGCTGCTTCATCATCTATAATTAATCTATGGCAATTATCTTCATCTTTTAAATATCCAAATGGTGCAATTTTGCCTATATAATTTCCAGACGACTTACTTGCTTTTAAAGCTGTTCTCATTTTTTTTGATGAATCTTTAGAATAACTTTCATTCATCAAATTTTTAAATGGTATTTCTAATGATGTCATTATATTAGGATTAATAAATGAATCAACATTATCATTAACTGATATAAACCTTAATTTATATATGGGAACTATTTCATCTATAAAATTACCTACTTCAATATAATTTCTACCTAATCTTGATAAGTCTTTAATAATTACTCCATTTATTTTCTTTTTCTGAATATCATTTATCATTTCTTTATATCCAGGTCTATTGAAATCTGTTCCTGTATATCCATCATCTATATAAACTTTATATATTTTTATATCAGTTTTATTTAATAAAAAATATTCAATTAATTTTTTTTGATTTGCTACACTATTTGATTCGCCATCAACTTTTTCATCAGCAGACAGTCTCAAATACATTCCTATTAACCATTTCTTCATTATGTATAACTCCTTCGCTTTCTAAATAATTCAACAAACTAATATATTCATCTTGATATTTAAATTTAATATCAACTCTACCATCTTCTAAAACATATATAACATCAATTAATTCATTAAGAACTGCTTTAGATAATGATTTAATTCTTCTATTTCTTTTATAATGTCCTATCCAATAATCATTTTTTCTAATCTTTTTAATTGTTTCTCTATATGTAGATGTATATAATTCAATATCACTTTCATATTGTTTAATTTTTAAATCAATTTCAGTAGATGTTTTATCATATTCTTCTTTATCTATTTCATTGAATTTCCATTCTTCATAAGATTCTCTTTTTTGTTCTTTTAAGTTGTTTATTTTCATTTCTGCAAGTCTAACATTATTTTTATATTCGTTTTCAAGCGAATCTTTATTATTTTTAAAAAATAACTTATTCATACTTCTTTCTAATTCAATAACTAGTTTTACTTGTAATTGAATTGATTCTAAAACAGCTTTTTCTAGAATACTTGTTTTTATTTTATGTGGACTGCATTGTTTAGATGTAGTTAAGTAATTCATACAAAAATAATTTGATATATCTCTATTACCTCTATGATCTTCTTGCTTAGTCATAGCTCTACCACAATCGGCACATTTTAATATTCCTCTAAAAATTGAATAATTAGTAGGATCACTTTTACTTTTAGTATTATGTCTTATAGTTTGTTGTACTTTTTCAAATTCATCTCTCGTAATTAAAGGTTCGTGAGTATTAATTGATTTAATCCATTCATCTTTATCTTTAGTTACATATTTTTCTACTCCAAAAGATGTTCTTTTAGTTTTCAATTGTTCAAGATTACCAATATATGTTTCACTAGATAATAATCTTCCAATAGTTGTTGTACCCCATAGATAACGAGATTCAATATCAAACGGTTCTAATGTAAGCTTTCTTTTTTTTCTTCTTTGAATTTCTTTTCTGCATAAAATACCACTTTCATTTAGATATTTACATATTTTAATTCTTCCATTACCTTCTAATGCCATATCAAAAATCTTTCTAACTATAATTGCTTCAGATGGTTCAATAATCAAATGATGTTTATCATCTGGATCAATCATATAACCATAAGGTGGAGTTCCTGCAACATATTGTCCACTCTTTGCCATAGTTTCATAAGCACTAGCAACCTTCTTTGATAAATCTCTAGAATAGTTTTCATTCATCAGATTTTTAATAGGCACCATTAAACTTCTGATAGATTCTGGATCAAGATAAGAATCAACATTATCATTAACTGCTATAATTCTTAAATCATAAATAGGAAATATTTCTTCTATGTATTTACCAGCTTCTTTATGATTTCTACCTAATCTTGATAAATCTTTAACAATTATTCCATTGATTCTACCGTTAACAACATCTTGCATTAATTTTTTAAATGCAGGTCTTTCAAAGTTCGTTCCTGTATATCCATCATCAATATAATAATCTTCTATAACAACATCACTATAATTTTTTTCTTTTAGAAAGTTTTCAATTAATTTTTTTTGATTTGTTATTGTATAAGATTCTTCTCGTTCACCATCATCAAAAGATCTCCTGGTATATACACCTAGTAGCCATTTTCTTTTTTCAATAGAATTAATACTTTGTTTTTTATTACCTCTACCAGACATACTCTTTCTCCTTTCAAATTACGAACAAATCATAATTTAAAATGAAATTAATTACGATTGTGCGAATTTATAAATCGCACACTTGACTTATCTATATAGATTTTTAAGTACACTTGTTAAGCAATCATCAGCTGTTCTGCTTGTTTCAGAAAAGCCAATTCTAACAAGAGTTCCATTTACCTTAAAAATATATGGATTTTTTGTTTTATTTAAAAAATCAAGTATTCTGTCATTACTTGATTTCCTTTTATCTATTTTTATATCAGTTATTTCATCTACATCATTTGGATCAATGTCTTCCAATTTAATTCTTTTACATCTATCCAATTTTTCTTTTAATTCTTTATAATTCATAAATTAGTCCTCCAAATCAACTTTAATATTGACATCACTATCTCTTAATATATAACCTAAGTCATCATCATATTCAGATGCACTAATCAAATTTTCTGCAATAAAATTTAATGCATTTTTCTTTGCTTCATTTTCATTGTTTGCAGGTTGAATAATATAACCTTTAATAGTTAATGTATATTCAATACCATACTCTTCTTCTTCAGTAGCAAACATATCTCTTAACTCATCTTCAGTATATCCACTAGCATAAAATAAAGCACATATATCTAAATCAAGAGCTGCTGCTAAGCTATATAGTGTATCTGGTATTGGTTTCTTTCTTATATTTCTTTCTATAAATGAAATTGTTTTACAATCAATTTCTGCTATTTTTGATAATTCAATTTGTGATAACCCTAATTCTAATCTTCTGCTTTTAATTATTTCTCCTAATGTCTTCATATTAATTTTCCCCTCTATCATTAATTTCTTGCTCAGCTCTACCTGCTACAACACAACAACAATAGCAAAATAATGCTATTAAACTAATTCCAATAAGTATAAATGCTAAAATCATTATTTACCCTCCTTTAATGCTTTTTTATAAGTTTCTTCACTTATTACTCCTCTTAGATATAACTGTTCTACAAATTCTAAATAACTATTCATAACTATCCCTCATTTTCTATAACAATAACTTGTATATCCTTTTTATCTTTTAATCCATCAAAAAAGTCAGAATGAAATACTATCGTTCTGACTTTAT